GCAAACCCTGGTCATTGAAAATTAAAGCAATCGAGCTATGAGTTATACTATCTACCATCAGTCATTGGAATCAGCAACGCTAACATATAGCGCCACTGCAGATACTAATTACCCAGTTACGAATTTGCAGGACCGGTATAAAAACACGTTTTTCAAGGATACCGAAATAGGTGCAAGAGTAACTATTAAAGTGGATTTTGGTAGTGCGAGAGCTTGCAATTACATTATTCTGCAGAATTATATTGCAACTGCTGAAGAAGATGCAACCTTTTCATTAAAATACGGGACCGCAGATAATGGTGTCGATTTTGAAAATACATTAGTTGATAACGAAGTTATACAGTCTAGTATATTGAGAAATTTTAGAACTACATTTGGAACTAAATCTAAACGATATTGGCAATTAATATTTGATGATAATACTGTAGATTATTTCGTCAACCTGCAAATAGGCGCTATCTATCTTGGAACTCAAATGGCACTCAGTCATACACCGGAAATAGGGATTGTTTATAGTGCCGATTACGATGTCAATGTAAATCAAGGTGCAGGTGGCATTCGGGCTGGCTCGATTAATAACGCTACCGTTCGGCGTATTTGGCAATTCCAGTGGAAACTGCTAAACCCTACCGATAAGACAAACCTTGAAACGTTTCGAGACTCAGTTTTTATGAATAAGGGGCTATCACGCTATCCGTTCATCTGGTCGCCAGATTCAGGCACTACGCTTTATTCTGCCAGAACTAATGGTGAACTAAGTCTCAAGGAAACTGCATTTGAAGCCTATGAGTGGAGCGCAGTATTCGAGGAGGAGTTATGAAAATCGAAATGCTATCACCTAAAAAAAATATTAGAGTGCACTAATGCCTAAAAAGATAGGAAGACCGCCGGTAGAAATTGACCTTAGCATTGCCGAAAAACTTGGTAACTTGCAATGCACAATCAAGGAATGTGCTGCATTTATGGATATACCGGTAACCACTCTACAAGGCAGGCGTGATTTTCGTTTAGCTTACGAAAAGGGGCAGGAAAACGGAAAGATTTCACTTCGGCGAGTTCAATTCAAACTTGCTGAGCGCAATGCGACAATGGGCATTTGGCTTGGAAAGCAATACTTAGGTCAACGAGAGGCAACCTATGAAACCAGCGAACCTATTGACTTAAAAGAATTTGCAGAGGTTATAGCGAATAATTATGAACCTGAAGCCACGTAATACACCGCCAAAGCTTGTAAACCTAACGCCTATTCAGATTCAATACCTGAAAGACGAGAGGCATCGGTTTTTCATTAATCCATCTGGTAGGCGATCACGCAAGACACTAATAGCGAAACGCAAGACTCTACTGGCGGCATTGCGAAACCCAAATACTAATTATTTCTGCGGTGCGCCAACTCACGCACAGGCAAAGAATATCTACTGGAATGACCTCAAGCGGGATACCTATTATTTCACACAATCGAGGTCTGAAACTGAAATGAAGGTTATCCTGAAAAACGGCTCAATGATTCAGGTAATAGGGCTGGATAAGCCGGAGCGAATAGAGGGTATGCCCTGGCACGGCTGTCACATAACAGAAATCGGGAATGTAAAAGAAACCGCTTGGGGTGAGAATATCCGACCGGTATTGAGCGATACAAACGGCTGGGCAATACTCGATGGCGTGCCGGAGGGGATCAATTTCCTATATGATTTAGCGCTGTATGCCTGCGATGGCGCATTACCTAAAACACAACCAAAGGTAGGTGCATTTGCCGAATCGAAAAACGATCCGCAATGGTGTTATTACCATTGGTTTTCCAGCGATGTATTGACTCCAGAGGAAATATACGCTGCCAAAATGCAATTAGATGAGCGCACATTCCGGCAGGAATATGAAGGATCATTCGAGAGTTACGCTGGCTTAGCATATTGGGCTTTCAGTGAAAAGAATCTCAATTTGTCGGTTGAATATCACAGAGGCGAGCCAGTCCACATTGGAATGGATTTCAATGTTGACCCGATGACGGCGTCATTCCATCATATACGAGGTGATGATATATTCCAATTTGGTGAAGCGTATTTGAATCATTCCAACACGTTCGAGATGATTGAATATATTAAACAATTATTCCCAGTTCAGGACTGCATAATATATCCAGATTCCACTGGAGCGAGTATGAGTAGTGATGCTACGAGGTCGGATATTGAATTACTCCAGAAGGCAGGCTTCAAGGTGCGAGCATTGTCAGCTAATCCACCTCAGAAAGACCGCATAAATGCAGTCAATTCAAAAATGAGAGCTGGCGATGGGAAACCGCATTACTTTGTTAATCCTAAGAACTGTCCCAAAACCATAAACGATTGGAATAAGGTAATGACTACCGCAGATGGACGGCTGGATAAAACACAAGAGAAAACGGGGCTGGTGCATATAAGCGATTCGGTAGGGTATATGATTAATTATTTATTTCCAATACGGAAATCAACATTTAGGAGTCAGACAATATGATGTTAATAAACACCGCAGAAGATACAGTTAAAAAAAATATTGAATCATTCCGAGCTCAGCAAGAAGACCGAATGATGGCACGTCTTGAAAAGCAAATAGACTTTTTCGAGGGTGACCATATTCCGTATATTGCCGAGCTAATCAAGCGTGGCGATAAAGAAGGAATGCCATATTCATATACTAATCTGACTAAGCACATCATTAAAAAGCTGAGTATGGTTTATCATAATCCACCTAAGCGGATAGTTACTGGTAATCAGGATAAATATAACGAGCTGATTCGTGACAAAAACGTTCGCCTGAAGACTTGTGAACAGCAAGCTCGACTAATGCCTTTTATCTTAGTGCGTCCCTGGCTCAGAACTGTCGGCAAAGACCAATATTTCAATTACCAGATAATCAGGTATTTCTACATCTTTGAAGACGTGAAAGATATTGAATATCCAGCTGCAGTAATGTATCCCATTCAGACCAATGACAATAAGCGGATATGGGAGTATTGGGACAAAGACAATCATTTCGTATTCTCTAATGACGGAAAGCGTCTCAAAAACCAAGTGGATTATGGAATGAATCCCGATATGATAAACGAATATGGCGAATTACCACACGCATTATTAAGGTTTGACGATGTCATAGAAGATATATGGCGAGGTGGCTCATTTGACCTTGTAGATTCCAATCTAATGATCGATCTTGCCTTGACTGAACTAAATTACGAGTTCCGTTGGCAATCGTTCAAACAAGTATATGCCACAGCTGGGGGTGCTACTGATTTGCAGGATACCGAAGTGGAGTTTGGCTACAATAAAGTAGTAAAAGTCGTAGGTGAGAATGCACAAGTAGGAATACTGGATTTGCAGCCGAATTTTCAAGCCAGTATTGAAGTGATAAAATTCCAGATGAATACAATCGCAATGAACTACAACATCACAATGAAGTGGGAACTTTCAGGTAACGCTGAGAGCGGGTTTGCATTAGTGATCAAGAATATAGACTTGTTGAATTCCTGGAAAGATGATATTGAGCATTGCCGACGTTGGGAGCGAGATATATTCGCTAAGGAAAAATTAGTCTATGAACACGATACTGGTAATGCACTACCAGCAAAAGATATGCACGTTGATTTCGCTGAAGTGAATTTTCCAGTAAATCAGGAAGAGGAACGGGCAAAATGGGATTGGGAATTTTCACATAATATAAGCACACCTCTGGACTATATGAAATCACAATCGCCAGATACACCAGAAGACGAGCTAAAAAAACGGCTGGAAGAGAATGCCAAATTAACTGGCACAATTAAAGCAGCTGAGAAACCCAAACCACTAACATTCGAGGAGCGATTACTTGGCGCAAATGTCTGAGAAGGCGGCGGAATATTTCGCATTGCAAGCGGAGCAAATCCGAAAGAAGCTAATCAATGAATTAGTCAAAATATACAAAAAGGGCGGAGACCCCGCCGCCTTTGCGGAGCAAATGCTAACTGCCAATTTCACAGAGCATATAATCAAGGACTTAGGATTCGCCGATGAGATGAACAGCCTATTTGTCGAATATGATAAAATCGCTGGTGGCATAGCCAAAACTTTCGGTCAAGTGCCAACGGTGGCTATTGAACAACTCAAGACTTTGGATTCATTATTTTTTATGGAACACGTTCGGGATGTGGGTGAGGCGCTAACTCGTCAAATGGTATATGCTGTATATACCAGAATTGACGAAAAGACCTTAATTGAAAACTTGATGGCAGCGACTAAAAGCCTAAGTAAAGAACAAATTGGCACATTAGTCAACACGTCATTACGGACATTTTCACGAGCTACATTTGCGGAAACAGCGCAGGAATATGCGCCGAAAGACGCTAAATATCGATACGTTGGACCGGAAGACGATCGAACCAGACCGGAATGTTTGGAAATGCTATATGCTGGCGAATTAACACTTGACGAAATTGAGGAACGTTTCCCAGGATCGCTAATTAATGGCGGAGGCTTCAATTGTCGGCATAGTTGGGAATTAGTGGTGGAATGACTGACTACCAGCAAATAGAAAACTGGATATTGTTTTTAATATTGCAAATGATAAAAACAGGATTTAAAATTGACAAGCGATGGTTAAATTAGCCGATATACCAAAAAAGACGCCCCAATTCTGGTATGCACTAAGCGAAAAAGTCTGCAACGCTATTCGTGACCGAGTGCAGAAAGAGCATAAAAATGCTAATGGCGAAACTTTCAATAATTATTCCGACTGGTATGCTAACCTTAAATCGCAGAGGAAGGCAGTCTATCGTGGTGGCTCTCAGGCTTCGACTTCTACAGTTCCAGATATGACCCTAACTGGCAAGACAATGGCAGATTTGCAAACCTTTGAGGTGAATAAAAACGGTGCAACACTCGGCTGGATTGGATTACACGCTGGAATAGTGGAGAGCCTGCATAATCGAAAGAATTACAGAATTGTTAATCTCAATGGCGACCCATTTGCAAAGAAGGAAATGGATATGATAATGAAAGCACTGGAAGACGACGCCGATAAAAAAATCAAAGCCTACTGCCAAACACCAACAATAATAAAGATAGGTGCGTAGAATGCCATTCAAAAAGGTAATTAAGGGCAAGGATAAAGGCAAATATAAAAGCCCATCAGGACGCACAATGACCAAAAAACAAGTTCAAGCTTATTACGCTAAGAAAGGTAAAAAATGAATTATTTCCAGACCATAAAAATACTTGGTATTGAATATACAATAATCGAGCGCCAGCCTTTCCATACAGAAGACCACAATATGGGAATAGGTGATTCAGTGCGAAATGAGATAATTATCAGAGCGGGAATGAATCAAGATACAAAAGAATCGACAATATTACACGAGGTAATACACGCACTAAGCGATAAAATGGGACTTGGTCTTGAGGAAAATATCGTTAATTGCCTTGAATCTGGGTTATATTCAGTAGGATACCGCCTAAAATGAGTCAAGGTTCAAATTATCCGTATTGCAATATCACAACTGACCTTCAATTAGCATTCAAAGATATTGAAGATTTTGCAGGTTTAGATACACTAACCGGATTTACAGCTGTTTCTGGATATGATGAGACTTTCAGTAAGCACAATACTGGATATTATGGTGTA